TCTGGAACATATCGAAACCGCCGAGGCTCTTTTTGTTGCGCACGACGCGGGTGTCGCTCCAGTGTTCACCCACGATGTCAAGCCACAACTTTCCGAGGTCTGCAAGCGATTCCTCAACTCTTCGCTGCCGTTCCCTCGTTCTAACCTCGCCAGATTCTTGCTGCATCATGGTAGTCTGCACGGGCTGTCTCGACGGAACAACACCACGCAGAACATCAGGGATGCCAACCACTCTGTCAAAAGCTTCCGTCTGCTGAATGAGGGTATCCATTACATGCGGAGGAAGCGAAACACCGGCATCACGACGAACTTCCGTGCCGGGATTCTTGACAATGGCATCACGCGGAGCATACCCAGAAAGGGACTTCGGCGTGACTCCGGAAGTGGAGTCAACTACCCAGATGCCGTGGATAAGCCACAATCCGTTGTCGATGATGGAACGGAGCAGCTGATTGATGGTCTGCTGGATACCAAGTGCTTTGTGCACCGTGCAGTCACCAAAGAATTCGCAAGGACGAGGAATCTCAACGAAGCGTACATACGGGAACTGGTTATACAACGCTTCGCCGTCTTCAAGAACAAGTCCCCCGCCAGTGATGACCGTGCGCCTGATTCCCGTCTGATACTTAGGCACACTATTTCCATCCTCGTCCTCGATAATAGCGGAGTCCTTGTACCAATGTTCGAAGATATCAAGAGCCTTACCTTCAGAAACATCGGTGGTTGACCGTGACCCTTCCGTACCCTTGATAGCCGTTGACTCAGTAGTGCTACCTTCTCCTGCTTGCAGGAGTTCCTGTCTCTTGTCGGGGTACCGCTCCAACGCCCAACGTAGAGAGACGGGATGATGCTCGACAATGAACGAGGCGTCATAGATATCCGAGGCATACGGGTCTGGATAGACGAAATACGGGTCAAGAACCTCAGTGATAATCTGGCCCACTCCAGATACGCTGATGTTCTCTGGGTCAAACGTTGCCTTCATGAAGCCAGTCCCATAAAGGAATACATACTGAAGAACCTGCGCCAACTTATTCTGCATTCGATTGTCAGTCCAAAGGAAATCGAGAAGATGATTGACCTTCTCGGCGAACTCGTTGATGGTCTTCTCGTCTGCGCCCTCTGGATACGTGGCAGGAATGGAATCGACACCCCACCGATTATCGGCAAGATATCCTCTCATAATCTCTACGAACTCGAAGACTTTGTTGAAGACTGGTTCTGACTGATGCCAAGCAATCTTGGGAATACCCTCCCACTGCTTGGAGTCATAGAACTTCTTCGCCTTGTCCCAGTGAGTCTCGTACTTCTGACGAGCTTTCTTTGCCTCCTCAAACCTCTGCTTGAGTTGGTTTACAGGAACTTTGTCCTCATTAATCTCAGCCATGAATACTCCTTAGAGACTCAGCCACGTTCGGTGTTCTTCGGGACTGTCATCAAACATGTCATTAGAATACGGAATCGTGACAAACGCCTCGTAAGCAATCGCCAGTGCCATAACACAGTCGTCGTGGTATCCCTTACGGGCTTCCAGTTTCTTATTCTCCAACTGCTCATAGACGCTCATCTCATCCAGTACCAAGTCGCTATAAATCCAGAATGTCTCCTCTGTATCAGCGAATGCCCTACGCAACTGCGTGATGATTCTCGGCTTGCTCGTCCCCGTCGTGTAGAACCCCGGCACCATCGTTGGCAGGTCGGTGATGTTCTGTTTCTGCGGTCGAAGATAGAGGAACGGATACGATTGCTTCAGGTCGGAAAGAATCAGTTCAGAGTTGTGGTTGGCTTCCACTGCGAGGTAAGCATTGTTATACCATTTACAGGTTTGCTCAAGAGGATAAGCGTAGTATTCGATAGGTATTTTAGCGTGTAGAAGGCATACGAGTTCATTGGTGTCGCAGTCAATCCACGCCGCTGCTGACCAGTCTCCATCTATCAGTCCCTCCGCAACGTCTGCCCCACAAGCGTAACGATGCCCCGCCACCGGCTCTTTCCAGACCTGCAACGAGCCTTCATCATTCTCTACAAACTTCCGTTCTCCGCCCTCTCCTATCTCAACGTCACCAATCTTCGGCTCGAAATCGTTGTTCCTGATGTACTCTTTGAGTTCTTTGATTCTCTCATAGTCGAAGACCGCCCTCGATGCAGCCATGAACGCATCTTCAGGAACGGTCGGGAACGCCTCTTTGAAACCACGAAGGTCGCCAGCGAAGTCTCTACGCTGTTGTTCTATGTAAGCCTCAGTGTATTCGGGGTGCTGCATCCAAGAGTAGAAGATTGGTGTGAACCCGTTCTTACCAGCCTTAGAGTCAAACCACATGTCAGCGAAATGATTCCCGAAACCATCTGACGTACTGACTATGAATATCTGAGTACTGTTACCAGCCGATGGCTTCAGTGCTCTCCACTTTGCCTGAGCCTCTTGCACACGCGACCACTCATCACAGATAATCAAACCCGGAGCCGCGCCGTGTCCAGACCTTCTACCACTGGCAACCGAGTGGATTGCGGAGCCGTTGGTGAACTCGATAATGAAGGTGTTGTCCTTGCACCCCTTGCCACCGAGCACAGATTTCTCCTGCATCCATTCGGGAATGTTGTCCCAGATGAAGCGAATCCGCTCGAACTGCTCCTCGACCTCGACACGACCCAATGAGATATAGTACACATGGAAGTTCGCTGTCGTCATCATCTTCCATAGGGCATATGCCGAACTCAACCATGAGAGTCCCATCTGCCGAGCCTTCAGGATAATCAGTTTGTCATCGTTCTGCATGTGCTCTGCGGCGTCTTTCTGAAAATCCCAGAGCCTGAACGGAATCGGGTCGCCGCCCTCTTTCTTCCACATCGTTCCATGAGTGTCAACGAAGTAGGCGAACGAACCGCAGACGAGTTCCCATTCCTTGTTTTTCTTGTCGTCCTCAGTCTCGACCTCGCCGCGAACAATCTTCATGAACTCTTCATCTTGTTCCCAGTGCCATACCGTCTCTCTTACGATTCCGTGCTTCTTGGCGAACTGGGTCTTGTTGGGAATCCCGCTAATCTTTCGTTCCTCTTCTGACATCCTCAACCAGATTGCATATGCGGCTTTGGCTTCCCTGTTCTTTTGAGTCGGGGTCTTCTTAGGTTTCGCTCTCGTCATGCCGACCCCAATCAACAGGAATCCTCACGTTTGAATTCTTCATGTCCTCAATCTTGTCGAACATGTACTGGTTCGCATCGTCCTCGTTCGCGTGATACACGCCGACTGGCAACGGATTCTCAACAACGTAGCCCTCCTCGACCGCCTCGTTATACGCATCACTGACTGGCTTTGCGTACAAATCGCTTAGTCGTTCGACTGCCAGCGTTAGTCGGACAAGTACAAAAACAAGAGCAGCAAGGAGCAAGGGAATCAGAATGTCCATTACTTCTTCTTCTTACTCGCCAGTTTGTCCTGCTGGTAGCGATTCGCACGAACCTGCGACATCTGATTGACCTTGGTGGCGAGTTTCTTCGGAATGGGCTTAACGGCCTTAGTCTTCGGAGCGAGCGGGTTCGCATAGTTTCCTACACCAGCCGCCTTGTTACTTGCTCGATGAGCCGTGATGTTCTTCGCTATCTTGCTAGAGGCCATTTTAGTTCTCCTTCTCGTCATCGAACTTTTTCTTACGATTCTTCTTCGGAACGGGGTTGTCCAAGATTGCCTTGAACATCTCGTCACTCAAGCAGTCAGAGCACATTCCACGATACAGGTCGTCAGAGTCGTATTCGATACCGCACACTTCACAGTTTGAAAGCATCGATATCAATCTCGCTCTCTTCGGCATTCTGACGCTGCTCGTATTGGATGTATCGATAAAAGCCTGACTTGCTATCATCGCCAGACCAGTAAGAAAAGGAATCGGGAGGCGGGTCTTCGGAGTGAAGCACTTCGGGTTCCGCGAACCCTACTTCTTCTATTTGGTACTCATCCGAAGACCCGTCTGTACCCCCAAAATTATTTACCCCTCTATATACATAGTCTGGAAACGAAAAATCTTTCCACGCAACTCTCTGACCTGCGGTTTCTTCTTTTAGCATAATTCTCACTTGAGAGGGTGTCAGGAGGGTATCGTGAGACTTGATTGGACGGTGAAAGTTCTCGATTCTCCAGTCCAGATAGCCTTCCGGCAGCTCCGAATCAGGGAAAACGGAGAGGTTGAGGGCATTCCTGATAGACCTGTCAGTGCGGAGACAACCCAATAGTGCAAGCGTTTCTCGGATGGCGTCATTACTGAAATCCAGCATCCTCATCTTCCTGGCGATGTAGACCCACAGCGTACCCATTGTAGTTCTCCTCTCTTAGAACCTAATAGACTTAAGTACTTAAGTACTTTATCCCTTACTAAGAATCCTCTGTAGTAAGGCTTTCTCTACTCACTATACCAC